CCCAGCCCTGCTCATCTGGATTATGATCAGACTTGCGAGCAGCGTGTCGGGTATCACCGATCCAACCATCCGATGTGCGGTCACGATCTGGGAACGAGTCATCTATCTGCTCTCGTAACTGGATCGCTGCGTGACTTAACTTAGGCTTCATCCAAGTAAAAGAGTTGCTTCTTCTGCTGTGATGCCTAGACGCTCTAGGAGTGCAGCCTTGTTAACAGCCTTAGCTGCCTTGTCTGCATCCTCTGCTGCCTTCTCATCTGCATAAGCCTTAGCATCTGCTGTGCGCTGTGCTACTTCTTCTGCTGTCAATTCGATCTCTGAGACTTCCCCAGTAGAGCAATCAACTACGATCTTTGTGTCTGCCATGTTGTCTCCTTATGATTTGTTAATGCCGTAAAGCGTTGCTGTTGAGTACTGGACAAAGTTAGATGATGAGCCACTGGTTAAAGTAATTGAAGTAATAGCAGCACTGCTAGACCAAAGACCAGCTTCTAAAACACTAAAAACATTTGTAGCATTGTTCTCTGTGACATTGTCTATAGAGACTGACTTGTTATTACTGCCAGCATAATTAGGCACATAGAAACAAGTGCTTCCAAAAGTGTTAGAAGTTGCGCTTACTTTAGGAGTCCAGAAGTAGATAGTGGTGTCGCTTCCTGATGCAGCAGCTGAACCATCACCTGTGAGGAATCTTGAAGTTTGATTTGTTCCAACGCTATTAAATTGCAATGTTCCGAATCTATAACTGTCGCTGTTTAATGCGTAATCATTACGCGCACTCAACACAAGCTGTAAATCTGTGTAGGTGCTTGGTATAGAAGTAAAGCTAATCGTAGAGCTACCCAATACCCCAACAGAGACAGAGGCGATCTTAGTGAATGTTGTAGCCATTATGCCGCCTTAATTCCATAGAGAGTAAAAGTAGAGCCAGTGATAAAACTACTTGCTCCACCTGCAATTATCAGAGTAATAATGTTAATTGCGGCTGTGCTACGCCATAGGTTAACTAGGGCATCTGTTCCCGTTGGTGCATTGTTTGATCGTATCAACGCTGTTTTGTATGTTGTCGTATTGGAATAATTCTGAAAACTAATAACTTTATTGCAGTTGCCCACAGTATTCTGCATAAAACCATTGTAATCAGTAAGCATTGATGTTTCGTTTGCTCGTCTATCAGATACCGCAGTTGATCCGTTGCCTGTCAAAGCAGTAAAAGAATAGTTAGATCCGCTATCTACTGATCCGTTACCTACACGCAAGCGCATGTTGTCGTTTCCAAATGAAATAGCAGGTGTAGCAATTAAAACTAAATCTGTATAAGTGCTAGGGATGCTAGAAAAGGTTACAGATGATGCAGCACTACCTAGAGTCTGTGTAGCGATTGGCTCGTATGTTGATGGCATGACTACCCCTTAATCCCGTATAAGGCAAATTGGGAATACTGATTAAAATTAGTACCAGCTGGGATGGATACTGTGACAGTATTAACCGCCGCTGTATTAAGCCATAAACCAGAGCAAAGTGCTACTTGACCTGATCCGTTGAGATCTACACCGCTTAAAGTTCTAGTCGTAGTGTTCTTATTTGTATTGGCATAATCAAGAATGTCAATAACTAATGCTCCAAAGATGTTTGTGCTTGAGTTTGCTGGGATAACTCCCTGATAAAGATAGTAACCACCGCCACCTGCAAAGCCTTGTGAGGCAGCAGATGCGCCAGTGCCCCAAAGTCGATGAGTGTAATAATTGCTAGAAGTTGTGTCGGAGTTTATCCTTATTGTGCAATCTTCTAAAGCCGATGCGGTGCTTGCTTGTACAACACCTCTAAGCTGCAAGTGCTGGTATGTAGATGGGATGCTGCTAAAAGTAATGGTAGAGGCTGCACTGCCTAAAGTGACAGTAGAGATCGACTCGTAAGAGTTACTTACAGCTACGCCACCACTAGAGGCGATGATCCCAATAAGAGAGTTGAGCATTAGGCAATGCCACCGACTACTGTCCAGTTATTAGCAGCAAGCTTGATAGCAGCAGCAGCCTTGTAGCGAGCAAGGACTGGCAATGCTGAGACCGCTCCAGCAGATGTCACTGTAGTTGTGCCAGATGTGACAGCCTGAATTGTGGTGATACCTGCACCCTTCTGATACACCACAAGGGTCGTACCAATAGGGAAGTTATAAGTCGCATCCGTTGGGATGCTAAACACATTAGCTGCTGCGTTGTCCATTGTGACAATAGCGTTAAGACCATCTGCCTTGACAGCAGTATAGGTAAGGCCAGTCTGTGCATTGACTGTTAGACCTGCGAAGGTTGTGTCGATGTCTTGTCCAAGCAGGGCGATCTGTGTCGCTCCGTTTTTTACAAGGTCGCTCGATTGTGGAATGTCAAAACCGAAGTTTGTCGTTGTCGTGGCCATTAGGTTAAAGCTCCTGTCGCATTTGTCCATGTAAGTGTAGCATTTACGCCAGTCCAGATTAGTGAGGCTGGCAATACTGTTTCCCACTGAGTAGTGCTGAGTGAGAAGTCTGTAGCTGAGATGTAAAGGGTTATCTCTACAAAACTAGGAGTAGCGCGTAAGGCTACATTCTCGACAAAGCCATCGAATGAACCACCGAATAAGTTGCTTGGTAGGTTCTGGATAACTACTGGCTCACCAAAGAATACCCCGATAAGGCTGTCAAGCATGGCAGTAGGAATGTCTGGATTGTCAAGTCTAAAGGTAATGGCTCCCAGTGAGCCTCTAGGGTTCTTACGAAGGTTTAACTCGCGTGAGGCAATGTCAGTGATGTCTGCAAGGTTCTTGATGTTAGAGTCGAATGAACGCTCAAAGAGGCCGTAAGAGGCTATAGAGTCGCTATCAGAGGTACTGTAGGTGCTTCCGTATCCTGTGGAGTAGCGATAGATAAGGCTGTTACGGATGCGAGCAGTCTGAGTTGTGGACTTGATAGAGGCAGGTGTTGCATACGAGCCATCGAGGTTAGTAAAGCCATTTGCTGCAAGGTAGTTAGATCTGTGGTCTGCATCGTCATAGGAGACATCTCCATCTTTCTCTTCATAGAGCTGACCTAGTGCGCTAGTAGCAATCTGATCTGCGAGTGTCTGAGACTTGGCAGAGGCACTAGCTGCAAGTGCAATCATGGTATAGAAGCCTGAGTCAATAGTGCCGATGTAAGACTCGGCATTATCCCATGTGACATCTGCTGGATAGGTTGCCCATGTGACTGTAGGAGTTACCTCAGCCCATGTCAGGTTAAGGGCTGAACCTAGAATGGCTGCAATCTGTGCGCCATCTAGACCTTCTGCAAGTGCTGTGTTATAGACAACCTTTGTAAGTTTAGCCAGTGAGCCAATGCCTAAGATTGTGCCAGTAGTAATGTAGCCAGTCTCGTCTGGGCTTCTGACTCCGATGTTGAAGTCTGATACTTCTCCACCGAATACTGTGACATAAGTGCCACTGCCATTCTTCAGCTCTAAAGTAATTGGCTCTGTGACATTGATGGTGAAGTCTGCCCCAGTAGTGTTGATGATCTCTACTTGGCAGTAACCTGCTGTGGCTTGTCGATCAATGTCTAAGCGACCAGAGGCAAAGGAGACAGAGGTGACAGTCGTATAGACATCATCACCTACTGTAATTCTCCACTCTGGAAGCCATGTCATACTGCTAAGTAACCTCTAAGAGTTCCACGCTGTGCTGCATTAACAAGCACTTGGTCAATAGCCTCAGCAATAGCGTTAGGGTCTCCCACGCCAGTATTTACAATGATGGTGTTGCCTGATCCATACCCTGCACCTGAGTTCATGTTAGGGCTGTAGCCGCCTAGATCGCCCACAGACTTTTGATAATCAATCAATGACAGGAAGTCTGCATAGTTCTGCATGTCTAGCAAGTCTGCAAAAGCATTAGCTCGTGCGTTTGCTGCGTCTGCGTATTCGAGCAACGAGTCTGTGGATGCTGCTAAAGCATCTGTCATAGATACAGGAGCAATGTAATCTCCTGCTGGTATTCCAGAACCTAGAGAGCTGCTTGCAGGAACGCCTGCTTTACTTTGTCCACTAGCGGATGCTAACAAAGCCAGCATCTCTCGTATCTTAGCCAGAGCATCATCTAGGTTCTTTTGACTGATTAGATCGACAGGCTTTAGGCTTTCAAGAATAGACTTAATGTCTGAAAGTTTTACGCTTTGACCAGTAAGTGCAGACAGTGATTTGAGGTCTGCATTAAGTTTATTAGTAGCAGCAATGATCGCTGCTTCATCCTTAGAAGCAATAGCATCTTCTAAAGCAAGGATTGACTTCTTGACATTTAGACGAGCCACATCATTAGCAATCTGTAGCATCTGAGCAGAGCTTGTTGCTTTGCCTAGTTGCTCGGCTTGATTGGTAAGAGCTGCTGCAATCTGGATCTTGTCCATGTCAAAGATTTCATTGCCTTTGAGAAGAGCAGCCTCACCTTTAGCAATGATTGCTTTAGCTTTGTCTGTGGCTAACTGTTTATTCTTTAGAGCAAGTCTTTCTTTTTCTCTGCGTATAGAATCTTTTTCTAACTTAGCCAATAACTCTTCTTGCTTCTTTTGTGTAAGAGTAAGCTTGACTTCTTCCTTCTTTTGAGGGATTACTACATTGACACCAAGTTGTTTGCCAGCAAAGCCAGCAAAGATGTCTCTTGGAAGTTTCTTTAGATTCTGAATCAATGTTGGGATTACACCGATAGTTCTACCTGCTTGAACTGAAACTTTAGCAAGAGCAGTAGCAATGCCCTCAATGACATAAGCAGCATCATTGGCATCTGTGCCGCCACCGACTAGAGCAAACGCATCGATAAGTCCGCCACCGATAATCTCTGAAGCATTAGATGTAGCAACGCTTAGGACATCAAACTTGTAAGCAGTAGTGTCTAAGTAATCTTCTGCTGCCCCTGCTGAACGCTTTAGAATAACTCCGAGAATCTCATTAAATGACTTAGATGTAAGCTCTGCTCTAGTCAAGCCTGTGTTGTACTTAGTCAGACCTTTTGTAATTCCAACATAACCTTTACCAAGATCCTCGGTCACAGTGGCTAAATCCACGCCAGATGCTCGGCTAATTGTAATTGCATCATTAAGAAGTTTTTGAGACTGAGTCAATGATCCAGTCGTGGTAAGCAAACCCTGAAAGGCTGGACGCAGGATGTCATCGGCTACTGCTGCTGATCGTTCTAAATTGGCTATGTAGTCAGCAATGGCTGGGTTAGCAAAGCCAATGCCTAGATTTTCTACTGCTCGGTTAAGTCGAAGGGCCGCTGCTTCATCATCTGCAAAAGCTTTAACTGCGGCTTTGCCGTACTGAGCAACAGCGGCAGCACCAAAAGCCAGACCTAATGACCCAGCAACTTTCTTGGCTGTGCCGTTTAATTTGCCGAGTGCGGTTTCAGCTTGCTTAAAGCCTTTGGCATCAAACTTAGAGCCAATAAAAATCTGCTCAAAAAATGTACTCATGCGGCTTTCCCTAAAGTCCTAGATCGTGAACGCTTGACAAGCTCTTGTTCTGCTGTACTAATTGCCTTATTGACAATACCTTCTGCTCTGCCTTTGTCAGCCGTCCAAGCCTTGAAGATTAAGCGACCGCGACCTTTGAGGCTGCCAGACAAAGGTGGCATCGCACCAATAAACTGTTCTCCAGCTTTAGGGTTACGCGAATGTGAATAACGATTTCCTGCTGGGCCGTTAGGGCCAACCCACGGCTGACCTTGATTTCCGTTACGACCAGCGGACTCATAAATAGCACCTGCACGAGAGTTGTTAAACACACGAGCCATAGAGCTAAATCCATTTGCATTTTTCTTACTTACAGCAGTGGTAAAGCCAATCTTGCTTTTAATAACAGAAGCGTTGTATGTAGGGAAGAATCCTTCATTAAAGGATCTAGCAGCCCATCCACTCAAAGGTGATTGAGATGGCACGAAACCTCTAGCAGCTTTAGCAACTGGAGCAAGTCCGCGCTTCATTTCAACCTTCAGAGAGTTCTCTAGATCGGGAGCAAATCGGCGCAATGCCTTGCGAAGGTCAGCGTTTCCTCGCAGTTCTATTTGCATCGCTCACCTCTTTCGCTTCATCCTTTAGACCTTGTACTAGAGCATCTAGCATGGTCTTATCTAATTCCAACAACTGCTGTGGCGCGATTCCCAACCTAATGCTTAGCCTAGCAATGAGGTAGGTGAACGGAAGATCGCGCTTTAAGCTAAAGGGTCAGAGTCCAACACTTCCACGCTTTTTAGCGTTTCGATAAAACTCATTCCGAAAACTGGCACAGTTTCACCTGACCTGCGAACTATTTCCCATGCCAAAAGGTACACATCGCTTTGGCGTTCTTCGGTTCTGAACGCCTTGTGAAACCCCATCTTTGTCTGCTGTTCGAAAAAGTATTCGACGGCAGGTGTGATTTCACCTTCAATAATGCTTCCATCTGTACGAACGATCTTTAGTTTTGCCATGGTTTGCCCCTTAGTTAGTTAATTATGCTGATGCTACTGCGATTGTGCCGTTAACATTCCATGTCACTGACTGAGTTGAAAGATCTCCAACTGCGCCGTTAACTGGAGTAGTGTTGTTGATTAAGCAAGACATTGTGTAAGAAGGATTTTCCGCACTTACTGCTGCTGATGTCTGCTTGATGACAACTGTTACAGATGTTCCCCAAGTTGAATTGAGTGTCTGCAAAGTCTTTGCTGATGCTGAGTCATTGAAGAAGTCAAGAGTGATTGAAGAAGCTTCTAGTCCCTTAACGAATTTGTGACCTGAGTCACCCATACTTGTTATCTCCAGCTCATCGAATGAACGATTGATTGTTGCTGAACTTACTAGCGATGAGAGATCAACCGAGTTAACAGTTACACTCACGCCATTTGATAGATAAACTGCCATCGGCTTATTCCTCTTCTTTCTTAGTTGCTGGCTTTACAGCAAGTGGCTTAACCTGACCGATTTTGATCAGGAAGGCTTCATTCTCTTTTTCCCATTGTTCTAATTCGGTCATGATTATTCCCAACTTGTTAAAATGGATACGGACATCTCACAGCTGAGCAAGTCACCTGACGCAGCGTTGAGAATACTTGGTGCGCTTATTGCGCTTACATTATAGACCAGAGATGATGCTGCTAACTTAGCGAACACGCCAACTAGAGTATCTTCAATGCCATTTAGATTGCCTTCGTTATCAAACATAGGCACAGTCATAATGATCTTAAAGTTAGCCATTGGCTTGACTGTTATTTGACCATTGTTAGTCGGTGTCAGATAAGGATCATCTGGAGTCACAACGACAGAGTTAGCCAAAAGCGTTGCAGGTGGAAAAGCAAAAGTTTGCCACTTGTCATTATTGACTAAAGCAGTTGCTAAAGTGGTCCGAAGAGTCGTTATTGGTACTGGCGGCATTATCCCACCATCGATGTAGGCGCAAGTGCATGCGCGATCAATCCTCTTACCTTAGCGAGTAGCTGTGCGCTCATTCGATAAGGTGAGGGCTGGAAACCATCAACAGAGTTAGATCCGCCTAAAGTAGCGGTTCTTGCCTGCCAGATTTCAACAGCGATCATCAAAGCTGCGTTCTGAACTGCCGTGTCTGTTGTCCAGTCTGTGTAAGTCTCTGCTGTTACTGTGCCAAAAGGCTCAATGGGATGCTTAGGTTGAATTGTGCTGTGATTAGTTGCAACTGAAATTGAATACTCTCCAACTGTTGCAATGGCCTTAGATCCGTTGTATCGACTGCCTGAATTGGCAATAGTTACAGTCTGTCCAACATAAAAGATGTCTGTGACAGGAATGTCAAAGTAAAGAGTGCCTTCGTTCACAATGTTGCTATGTGCTACTGCGAACCATTGAGGCTTCCATAGCATTGGAAGTAGGACTGCATCAGATGCGTCACACACTTCCTGAAGGGTCGCGTCTGGATACAAAGTGCCTACGCCTAATGTGCTGCGAAGCTCTGCAACTGTTGTAAGTGCCATTGCGATTCCTTTCTAAAGACTCTAGGGAGTCAGAGGGCTACTGACCCCCTAGAGCG